AAGTCTGTTGCTGATATGACACGAGCAAAGCAGATGAAGTCATTGTTCAGAATGATTACGCCTCACTTAACAATCAAAGACATTCCTATGGTGGTTGTGAATCACACTTATCAGACTATGGAAATGTTTAGTAAGGCAGTTGTGTCAGGCGGGACAGGTATCTACTACTCAGCAGATAATATCTACATCATTGGTCGGCAACAAGAGAAGACAGGTACAGACCTAACAGGCTATAACTTCATTATCAATGTTGAGAAGTCTCGTTTCGTTCGTGAGAAATCTAAGATTCCTGTTGAAGTATCGTTCACAGGCGGCATTGCAAAGTGGTCAGGGCTGCTTGATATGGCAATGGAATCAGGTCATGTTATCAAGCCTAGCAACGGTTGGTATCAGAGAGTAGACACTGATTCAGGAGAAGCAGTAGAACCTAAAGTAAGAAACAAAGATACTTACACTAAGGATTTCTGGTTGCCTATTCTTCAAGATCAGACATTCATCGATTGGATTGAAACACGATATACAATCTCAAGTTCAGACGGCATAATGAAAGAAGAAATCACTGAGGAAGACATCGCAGATGTTTACGAAGCAATTGAAGTCTAAGGGTGCATGTGATCGTTGTCAAATGACGATTTATGAAAGTGACGAAGCAATATGTTTCCACACAGATGCAGAAGAATTGTATCTGTGTGGAGAGTGTGTTGAAATAATCCGTGAAGAATTTATGCGTGAGGAAAACATTTAGTGCAACAAAACATTGAAAGAATTATCCTATCTAATCTGTGTTATAATGAAGACTTCCTCAGAAAAGTTATTCCTTTTCTAAAGCCTGAGTATTTTTCGAATGGTTCAGAGCGAGTTATATTTAATAAAATATCAGAGTATACTGTTAATTATAATGCGCCTCCGTCGAAGCAAGCTATCATCATCTCTGTTACAGATGACAAATCGGTTTCCGAAACTCAATACAATGAGATTCAAGAAATTGTAAATGATATCGAGAACGAAGACAGTAACTCAGAATGGCTGTTAACTGAAACTGAAAAGTTTTGTAAAGACAAAGCTCTATATAATGCAATCATGGAAGGTATTCAGATAATAGATGGTCGCAATAAAGATATGGGTAAAGACGCTTTGCCTAGTATATTGTCTGATGCGCTTGCGGTAGGATTCGATAACAATGTAGGACATGACTATATCGATAACGCACCTGAACGATATGATTTCTATCATAGATTAGAAGAAAAACTACCCTTTGACCTAGAAATGTTTAATAAGATTACTGATGGCGGACTTGCAAACAAAACACTGAATGTAGCGTTAGCAGGTACAGGTGTTGGTAAATCATTGTTCATGTGTCACATGTCTGCGGGTCATATAGCTCAAGGCAGAAATGTTTTATATATTACTATGGAGATGGCAGAAGAAAGAATCGCAGAGCGTATTGATGCAAATCTAATGAATGTTCCTATTCAGCAATTGAAAGATTTATCAAGAGAAATGTTTGATGATAGGATTGATAAGATAAACAATAAGATTCAAGGTAGGCTTATTATCAAAGAATATCCTACTGCATCTGCACATGCAGGACATTTTAAGGCACTGCTGAATGAGTTGAAGTTGAAAAGAAATTTCATGCCTGATATAATCTTCATAGATTATTTGAATATTTGTGCGAGTAGTAGATTCAAAGCAGGGTCAGCAGCAAACTCATATACAATCATTAAGAGTATTGCAGAAGAGCTTAGAGGTCTTGCAGGCGAGTTTAATGTTCCTGTTGTTACTGCTACACAAACAACTCGTAGTGGGTACTGCTTAGATTTGGAAACTAAGGTTGTCACACAGTCTGGTACAAAGAATATTTCTGATATTGCTGTCGGTGATGAGGTACTGTCTAATAATGGTTGGAATGCAGTAAAGACTATATTTCCTATCGTAAAGAAAAAAATGTATCGTATTACTACAGAAAGTGGTAAAGAAATTGTGTGTTCAGCAGATCACTTATTCCCAACAGAAGAAGGAGAAAAGAATATTAAGTCTGGTTTGTGTCTGAAAGACAAACTTTTTATAAATAAAAGTGAAGTTTAACTAATAGACACTCTGGAGACTTGATATGGGATATATCTATAAAATAACCAACACAATAACTAATCTTGAGTATGTGGGAAAAACTGTAAATAACATAGACAAAAGATTAGACGAACATATTAGTAATGGAAGAAAAATTGGTGGTTCTTCTAAAATTGCAAAGTCTTTGCGAGAATATGGTTCGTTAAATCACAAAATTGAAGTTTTAGAAGTTTGTGAGAATGACATAATATTAGAAAGAGAACAACAGTGGATAGATAAATTGAATACTTTACACACTGGATTAAACATTAAAAACGAAAAACTTGATGTTGAATACCAGTTTTGGGGCAATCCTGAAAAAGCAAAACAAAACATGGATAGTAATGAAGTTTGGAATAGGGGTATTAGTCCCCCTGAAGAAGTCCGCAAAAAAATATCTGAAACTAAGCGTAAAAAGCACAAATTGGGGTTATACGAAAACTATGGGCACTCACATTCTGAGGAAACAAAAAAGAAGTTGTCAGAGATTGCAAAGAATAGAGGGCCAATTTCCGACAATACAAGAAAGAAAATCAGTGAATCATCAAGTGATAGAAAATTTTATCATAGTGTGATTGACAAAAAAAGAATTAGTATAAAGTCAACCGACCCTATACCTAGTGGTTTTGTTGAGGGTAAAGGAACAGTTTGGATTACTAAAGATAGAAAAAATATCAGTATTGACGTTTGGGATTTGGACGAGTATATTAGTTATGGTTATGGAGAAGGAAGACATGTTGTTAGAAAAAATTGTTAAGATTGAAGAACTAGATGAAAGGGATGCTGTTGATATAGAAGTCAATGGAAATCATTTATTCTATGCTAATGACATATTGACACACAATTCAAACTCTGACGTTGAGTTGACAGATACTTCAGAGTCATTCGGTCTTCCTGCTACAGCAGACATCATGGTTGCTCTTATAAGTACTGAAGAGTTAGAGAAACAAGGTGTGATAATGGTTAAGCAATTGAAGAATCGATATGCTGATCCTACTTCAAACAAAAGATTTATGATAGGTGTTGACAGGTCAAGAATGAAATTATTTGACTTAGAAGATTCTCAGGCTGGATTAACTGATTCAGGTGCGTCTCAGCAAGATTCAACACCTGTATTCGATAGAGGAACTTCTTCGGATAAATTTGAAGGTATTAAGTTTTAAGATTTATAAATAGTAGAACCCCAAGAGGACACTACTATGTCAGAGCAAAAACTTACGCTTGATTCATCTGAAGAATTAAAGCAGGCCGATTTAAACAGTGACGGCCACCTTTCTACACAAGAAATGGAGTTGATGTTGGACGCTAAGAAAAAGCGATTAGAAGATGAAGACGCTATGCGAGACGCACAGCGTAAAATGGCATGGTTTGCTCTCGGCGGCATGCTATTATATCCTTTCGCTGTCGTTATTGCTGAAATGGCTGGATTGCAAAATGCTTCTAGTACATTAGGCGATATGGCACCTACTTACTTCGTTTCAGTTGCTGCTATAGTAGCTGCATTTTACGGCAAATCAGCTTTAGAGAGTAAAAAATAAAAATGTCTACTTTTTTATTGAATGACGATTGGAAGATACAAGCTGCTAGAGGAAAACTCCGCAATTCGTATCATGTCCATAAATTCGGTGCAAATTCTAGTCCTGCCAATGGACAAGAAGAAACTGTATGGGATGGTTCTAATCTATACCCTTGGACAACTTGGAATGGAGGTGCAGATAACGTATTCCTTAAGTCTAGTGATTCGAATGACGCAGGAATCACTGTTTTTATTCAAGGATTAGATGCAAATTACGACTTGCAATCTGAAATAGTTACACTTGATTCTACAGACCCTACTGCAACAGCGGTGTCTTCTTCAAATACATATATACGTCTTTTTAGAATGTATAATACCTCTAATCAACAAGAAGTCGGTAATATATCAGCCCTATACGGTTCTGCTTCTGGAACTCCAGTTGCAATCATAACAGCAGGCGAGGGTCAAACATTGATGTCTGTGTATACGGTTCCTGATGATCATGTTGCGCTTATCTTGAAATATGATTTCTCAGGTAGTGCAAATTCAGCTATAAAATCCAGACTACTTACCTGCGTAGACGGTGGTACTTTTAGAACTCAACACGCTGGATCTACTTACGGTGGTCAATATACTTATGAATTTGGTGTTCCACTGATAGCTACTGCTAAGACTGATATAGACCTAAGAATAACCGCTGGAACTGGATCTGCATATATAGCAGCTTGTTTCAATCTTCTGGTAATCAAAGATAATGAATTCAACGTGTGGTCATCTGGATACTAGTCTAAGGCTCTCTGTACTGTAATTCTGATGTCACCTCAACACCTTACTACTATAATAATAACGATCAGCACAGGCGCTCACAGAGCGTCTGACGCTATTCATAAGTTATTGATTTTATTCTAATTTTAATGCTTGACAATAGCCCCTTATATTGCTATAATGTATAGACAATATAGGTTTATAAGTTATTGATTTCAGTGGGTAAAAAAGTGAAAATAAAGCTTGACATTTCGGTAGTTAGTCTGTATAATGTACTTATAAACTGAAAAAACAAGCTGTGAGGGCTTATATTATGATAAACACTAGTGAGCGTGAACAATTAGCTAACTACATTTCAGATGCTTTCAAGGACTTACACGGTCATCGTCCCAGATTTTTCCAGTGGGAAAGTGCAAGTCTGGTTTTTTTACGGTCTGAAGCAAAAGCTCTCAGCGAACAGATTGAGTACGAAATCCATCGTGACCGTCTTGAGATGGAAGCGGCAGCCGGCGCAATGTTGCAGTATGCCCCAGACTTAGAAACAGCCCAACGATGGG